CCATTGGAGGTTGTTGAAAATATCAGGCTTCAGATTAAAAAGGAGAGAATTAATCTTTCTCATGTTACAAACATCAAGACAAAGGACATATTAAAAAAACTAGGATACAACAAATATTATGAGCATATTCCCTTCATTAAAGACAAGTTGGGAATTAAACCCCCTGTCATGTCACCGGAGTTTGAAGATACGCTATATAGTTTATTTATGGACTTACAGGCACCATATTCTAAATTTTGTCCCGACGACAGAGTGAATTTCTTGAATTATTACTACACTGCATATAAATTATGTGAACTCTTAGGTGAAACACAATACTTGGAACATTTTCCGATGCTAAAGGACAGGGAAAAGAGAATTGACCAAGATAATATTTGGAAACAAATATGCCATGAATTAAACTGGGAGTTTATACCAACTATCTAATAAGTATATATGGAATGCCAATGTCTACGCACGCACATTTGTTTTGGGAACACGGCTTGTCGCGCGACCATATTTTTTCAGCGCTTTTTTTGCTAAAGAATAGGCCTTTTTGGTAGGCTGGCAACTTTTCTTAATAATATGGAAATCAACCACAGCCGATTTTCCGCCTGTAATGGCGCTTGCCAATCGCGCAATTCCCCAAGAACGAGCACTCTGGTTTGGCCGTGACCCTGATGAATAATATGCTCCTTCGCCTTTGTTTACTATTTTCTTCAATCCTGTTAGGGTACAACCAGTTTTTCTAGCGAGCTCTGCAGTTGGCATAATATTGTTTACATGGTAAACCTTCATCGCTTTCAACACATGCTTAGAAGGCTTTGATTTGTAGGAAGGCACATTCTTGCGCGTGTAATATTTATGCTGTTTATATAGTCTTCTTGACGTTAACAGCATTTTTTTTTGTCGAGCTCTGTCTTTTTTGGTAAGTTTTTTTGGTATATATTTGACGGGTAATAACATATATAATTATATAAATAATATAACATTGACACATTATATTATTTTAGTATTGTTACGTGCACTATATCAACTTAGACAACTTCTTGCTTATAGGCCTCCTGGGAATCCGACTAGGTTAGCACCTATACCGAATCCGGCACCCGAACGTGCAGTTGCACCAATAGTAGGGATGTAAGTATCCAATATACTAAAGGTAGCCGCTGCAGCCAGAGCAATCATTCCAATCTCTTCTAAATCCAGAGACCTTTTGGGGATTGCATAGGCAACAAGAGCAACCATAAGACCCTCAACTAGGTATTTTATTAGCCTTTTCACAAGCTCACCAACATCGAAAACGCGATTCATGTATATTAATAATACAGAAAAAAATAGAAATTATAGAATATATTATAAATAATTACTTAAAATCATCTTGTGGTAGTATTATATTATGTCCAATAGCGCATCGTTTGAGCGAAAGCTTAATACCGACGGAACTTCCAACCCTAAATATGTTGATCTTTTAGAGGAAGACCGCAAACTTGCTGGTCAGAAATTTGTCTGTGTTTCATTCGTCTCCCCCGAGAAGATATTGAAGCAGAAGGATATGTTTTATTTCCAAGAGTTTATCAAGTCTTGGGATATGAACAAGTCCATGGAGAAGTTTGTCCAGTTCCTAAACTTTGTCTCTTTTAAGTACAAACTTACGTTTGACGACGTTATGGCAGATTTTCAAGAATTCGTAAAGGAGGAAAAGGAGAATATTACCCCCAGCGCATTGGAAGATGACTACAAGACGTATATTGATAAAAATGAGGAGAATCTAGAGAAGATGTTTGGTGTGGCGCATAATTTTCAAACTCATACTCGCGGCATCAAAGTGCGTGGTTCTTATCCTACCATGGAGGAAGCCGAGCTAAGATGCAAGATGCTGCGCGAGGTTGACCCAAGTCATGATGTATACGTCGGTCCAGTTGGCATGTGGATGCCGTGGGACCCTGAGGCCTACAAGACTGGACGTGTTGAGTACATGGAGGAAGAGTTGAACAAGTTGATGAGCGAGAAGAACCGAAACGAGACAAATGCAAAGGAGAGTTTTGAGAAGCGCGTCAAGGATAGCAAGCAGCAGGCAATTGATGAAAATATTAAGAAGGCCGAGAAGAGCGGAAATACTCTTACGCAGACTATAGATGCCGCGGGTAATTTGATTGGCGTAGGTCTCGCAAACACCCAAGAAAAGAGTCTTATGACCGGAAGCAAGGATGATGCCGAGATTTCTACTGCAGATATTCGATCAGAGTTGTTTGAAGGCGAGAATATTGTGATTGGCAAAAGTGACAATGGTCAAAGCCAGCTTGTGAGTGGTCCGTTTGCAACCACGTGCAGTGAGGAGAAGGAAAAGGCGGATTAATACCCATATTGTTATAACCACATACACACATCTAAATAGAATAAATATGGGCGTCCATGTTTATTCTATTATGACACTAGAGCTAGACATCTGTGTAAATGTCATACACATTATTTATTTTGTATCGTAGGCGTCAAATGTATCCAAGAAATCATCCTCCTCGTTCAAATTAATATTCGCCCTTTGTTCAGTTGGTGGCGAATTTGCATAACTGGTGGGTTGGGTGAAAGCTAACTCATCATGCGTGGCATCAATGTCATTTATATTGCCCTCCTCATTAGTGAATAATTTCAACGCAGTTGGTTCATCTACACTACTTTCAACATTCAACGCCTTCTTTTTGAAAGGTGAATTAAATATGTTATCTGATTCATTTCTGCTACGTTTGGGGAGTGAAGCGCGTGGGCTGGGCGTTTTTGGTAAGATGGGTATATCAATATTATTTTTTTGTTTGGTTCTTGAATTCTGTCTACGTTCGGTTTCTACCACCCTCCAGTGAACGTATACTTTCTTCAACTCATCATTGGTCATCTGTTGTACTTGTTCAAGGGAGTATAATATAAATGCGCGAAGTAGCGAGGCAGGGGCTACGTTGGGTATACTCTGTTTTAATATATTCTTCTTTTGATTTTCTTTGTCCATATCTTTTCTTGAACCAAATCCTTTTAATACCCGCGTAGCACGTGCGTATTTTCTTGCACTCTTTACACCATTACGTATTGTAGAACGATTTCTACTTTTTCTACTTTTTCTCTTCTTAACTTGGAAAGTTTTATTTTTGTTTGTTTTGTTGAATTTCTTGAATTTCTTGAATTTCTTGGTTGTATATGCTTTACGCATTCGGTATATATATTATACAATGATTTTTTATTATCTATTGTAAAAAATACAGGGTAATAATACATTATTATTATTCTCTACCGATACCAACAACCTTTTCAATGGTCGTGAGAATTGTATATTGCTCATTGTAAAAATCGCCGTCATACACGCCTCCGCCGTCAATAAGATTATCATTGGTATATAACACAAATACTATCATATCTTCGTTTTCGAATATAGTCTCTCGTTGGTTTTTTCTGGCATGGTTTTTCACAGGAACAAAAAAGATACCAAAGGAATTCTTTGTGCACCCTTTAAAACCATCCACAAAATCCATAAAATATACCAAAAGCGACGATACCTTTTCTTCAAACTCTTTGATGCCCATAAGAGGATGGACATATAAATAATATTTTCGTTGGGGAAGAGTCAGTACGTTCTTGAAACGTGCAACGCATCTCTCAAAATATCCCTTGTCATGATCCGTGCAAATATTGTGATGGGTCATCGCCAACATCATTCCATATGTCCCCAATACGTTTTCTTCGATACCCCCAGTTTCGTGTAAGAATGTTGTTTCGTAAAATTTATTAAAACTTATAGTTTCGTGACAAATGTGTCTTTTCTCTCCGTCGCATCGATTGAATGTTTCGCTAATTAAATTTTCATAATTGCCTTGGTCTAAATATTGACAAAAATCATCTTGAATACAATGCAGAACCACATCCAACTTGGATACCACCCAGTCAAATGGATACGACTCAAACTTGATGCGCAGTTCTTTGATAAGCGATGCTGACGTGCATCTGTGTCCTACCGAAAACAATATGATTTTTTTATCAATATCAGATGACTCAATGCCAGTATATATGTCTTCGCTCATGTATACTCTGTATATAAGACGTGTTATTACAGATTTGAACATTTAACTAAACACCTACACTACCATTTTGTCTTCTTCACGCTTATACGAGGTCCCGTTCGTTTCTTGGCTTTATCGGGGTCATATGCTTCATCATCATCATCAGAGTTCATGTTCTTTGACAACTCCCAGAATTCCTTTGAACCCAATCTAAAGTCGTTATGCGAGTCAGCCTTGTACCAGTATACTTGGTCTTGGAGTTTGTTTGACTTGGCATTATTGTCAATCACCAGACACTCATAATTTTCTGTACATTGGTCCATCACTTGACAGAAGGATTCAAATGTCGGGAACATACCGGCATAATTCTCAAAGATACGTCTTCGGTTTGCAATATAGGGTTCTCTCAATATGAATACATAATCTATGTTTGTTCGTAATGCCGGCGGAATACCAAGAGGGTACTGCATGGTAATGACAAGCATAATTTTCCAGTGACGACCATTCATGAAAAGCAACCGCATCATTTTATCACGAGACCATGTATTATCATACAAACAATCGTCTAGAATAACAAATGCGCGCGGGTCAATGGACGATTTCTTGTAGGTTTCCATTTCTTTTTTGATTTGTTTTAATACTTGTTTTTGTCGTTTTAGTATATTTTCAATGATAACAGTGTTATATTCATTGTGAATAAAAAGTTTAGGTACCATATGTCCATAAAAGCCGTTCCCTTCTTCTGTACCAGAGATGACTGTGCCAATGGGGATATCTTGATGATAATATAACAAATCTCGAACTAAGAAACTCTTTCCCGTATCACGTCGCCCGATCAATACAACCACGGGACCCTTGTTTTCAGAAGGTTTAAAGCTAATTCTCTTCATGTTGAATCTCTTTAGTTCTAATGACATATATAATACTCATATAAAGGTTCGTTACTAGTTGTAACGCAAAAGCAAATAATGGTGAATTGCGTTGAAGAAGTACCGATTTTTCTAAAGGGGCAGTATATGACATCAGTTGTTAACTATGAGAAGAGAAAGAACCACAAGACATTTGAAAATTTAGTAAAGTTTGGATGCAACTCTAGTCAAAATTACATCCCTATTTACAACAACTTTTTCAATTTAAATGAGACAAACTACACCAATATTAACTTGAACCACGACTTTTACATTCATAACATTATAAAAAAAATGGACGAAAACCACTATCACTGCGCAGTTACAGACGGAACTCTGCCAACTAACGAGGAGGTATTTTTTAAGTTTGCGCCTCTCATCGATCCGGTAAAGGTAATGATTGGAAAATATAAAGACGACGCAACCATTATGAAACTGCCCCAAATAAACTCCACCCCCGATGGGGTGAATTCCAAAATCTTAGACCCAAACAATAGCGCCTATGTTGACGGCATGTTTTCCTATTTGACAAACCAGCTGCTCAGCACAAATAGCTTTATTCACGGACTACGATATTATGGTTCTTTTTTAACCATGAAAAAAGATTTCAAGGTCAATGTGATTGATGATTTGGATTATCTGGTGAAGTCGGAGTATTTCAACAAGCACAAGAACAAATCCTTTGCTATCGAAGATTATACTGATTTCTTTGAAGACACTGCCAGTTGTTGCAATTTGCCCGCCATCCAAATCAACGCGGATGCCATTGAATTGGACGATGTGGAACAACTGGATAATAGCATGTTTGAAAATGTATTTTGCGATAAACTGGCGGGCGAAACGAGCGAAACGAGCGAAACGAGCGAAACGAGCGAAACGAGCGAAACGAGCAACAATATGGAAGTTATTGAACCCATTGCATTGACCGAAGAAAATATGCATGAACATAACATCATTTCTTCCGCTATTCTGCAAAATAGTGCGTCCAAAAGCGACAGCACGTGTTCATCGCGGACCAGCCATACAGATGAGAATGAGGTAGGCGATGAAGGAGACGAAGAAAGTAAATGCACTGGTGAGTCTGGCTCTGGTAGGAGCAGTGAATACACAGATGAGACCGAGGAGACTCTGTATGCCACTTTTCCAGAATATCCAGTGCAAATGATTTGCATGGAATCATGTGAAAACACATTGGACCAACTTATCGCAGATGACGAATTGGACGAATCTAGATGGTTGGCCACGCTGATGCAGATTATTATGACGTTAATTTGTTACCAGAAAGTATTGTCTTTTACGCATAATGATTTACACACGAATAACATCATGTATGTCAGTACCAAGAAGAAGTTTCTGTACTACAAGGTGAACAATGCATACTATCGGGTGCCTACTTATGGTAGAATATTCAAGATTATTGACTTTGGAAGAGCCATTTATAAGTACAATGGAAAGGTCATGTGTAGCGATAGTTTTAGCACAGGAGGGGATGCGGCAACCCAATATAATATTGAGCCTTACTACAACCCAAACAAACCTCGGTTAGAACCAAACTACAGCTTTGATTTGTGTCGGTTAGCGTGTTCTATTTTTGATTATTTGGTGGAAGACATGAGTGATGTGAGTGAGCTCAGTAAATGCAGTCCGATCACGCGCATTATCACAGAGTGGTGTAGAGACGACAATGGAATTCACATGTTGTACAAAAATAATGGGATTGACCGGTATCCAGAGTTCAAGCTCTACAAGATGATTGCAAGATGCGTGCATAACCATACTCCTATCGCCCAATTAAAACGCAAGGAGTTCAGTTCATTTGTCTTTTCTAAAACAAAAATACCCAAGAATGAACATGTCATGAACATTGACGTAATGGACAAGATGTAATCATTCTGCGCAATGCGAGGAGTTTATTAACTTTACAACAAAAGTTAATAAGCAAATGGTGCAAATGGTGCAAATGGTGCAAATGGTGCATGAGGGTGAGGGTGAGTGTATCTATATATTCCTATTACGGGGTTATATCTTAGATACTGGAGGTAGGTCAGCCATCTTTTTAAGTAACGAGCTGTAAATAGTTCGTAGCTCTGGTTCGTATACAAGGTCGTACTTGCTTTCTTTCTTTTTAGGATATAACGTGGGGACATCTGGAATACCCAATGTCTTATTGAATAATGGCAAATTCTCCCAGATTGTGTCGTAGTTGACGCAATATATTTGGTAGTTTCTCTCAGGGTCCTTCTTCGTATAATTATCAAAGAATTCTTCCAGCCCCCACAAATCCATCATGTTTCCCACCACGCTTTCAATGTTCCAGTGCGTTGCGCTTATGTTGTTCAAATGGTCTGTGCTGATTCTATATGTCTTTCCTGGGATAATACGGCTGCGGATTGCGTATATGGGGTCGCGGTAGATGAATATGACCTTTGTATTTTTTAGTTGTTCTAAAGGTATCTGTCTATTTAGCGTAGGTACGAGTTCAATATTGTTGAACCATTCAGGATATTCTGCAGTTCCTACTCGCGTAAGTTTTTTAGGCGGATATCGACTATGTATGTGAAAGGTGTTGCCAAAGTTGGCGAGGTATGTCTGCAACATCTTAGAACCAGACCCACCAAAACTGCATACATAGTAATTGTGTTCATTGTTATAATACGATTTTCTCTCCGGAGAGAAAAACCAACTAGGTGGAGAGGACCATCTAATACGTCTAGCCAATTCAAGTGATGCCTCCCGCGATATATCTGGGTCTTTTGAATTTTGCAATGCGTTAAGAAGTTCCACGTCAATTCTCTCAACGTCCGAGGCGTCCGTTGTGTCCGTTGTGTCCGTGGTGATTATGGTGTTTTGCATATTATACTATTAGGTTTGTAATTATATTTTTTTTTATTACGTATATTATTCTATGACATTTGGATTTATTATTACTAGACATGTGAATAGCCACAAAACGAATCTATATTGGAATCATTGTGTAAGATCTATACGTAAATTTTATCCTATGAAAAAAATAGTCGTTATAGATGATGATAGTAACCCTGCATTGGTACGCCCTGAAATGGAATATGAAAACGTGCAGTATATTAATTCAGAGTTTCCGCGCGCAGGCGAGCTGTTGCCATACTATTACTTGTTAAAGCATAAATTCTTTCCACATGCCGTGATTATTCACGATAGTGTGTTTTTCCAGAAAAGAATTCATTTTGAAAAATTGCTTCATCACCCAGTCCTTCCATTGTGGCATTTTGATTACAAAGATGAGATAGATAACTGCTTGCGCTTAACAACCATGCTCAGAAACGGAGATAGTCTCATGGAGAAATTGCGTCACAACCCAGTTGAGTCATTTGCATTCAGACAAACAGATAAATGGCACGGATGTTTTGGTGTGCAATCTATTATCAGCATTGCGTTTGTACAAACCCTCCATGTAAAGTATAATCTATTTGCTCTTTTGAAACATGTGAAAACACGAAAAGATAGGTGTGCATTAGAGAGAATTGCTGGCGCGATGTTCTACGGAGAATACCACAATCTGTACAAAATTCACTCTCTATTTGGAAATATCTGGCGATATGAAAAGTGGGAATATACCTATGACGAATATATTCAAAACAACGCGTACAAGATGCTACCTATTGTAAAAGTTTGGACCGGAAGATAGATAGAAAGAGATAAAGAGAGATAAAGAGTCATGGTATGTTACTAACTTAGACAATATCTCTATCTCTATC